AAATAACTGGAGCTGACTTCAAAGCACTTAAAAAGAAAAAGAGAAAGAAATGAAAATTAAAGGTGTAGATGTATCTAGTTTAACTAAAAGACAACAACAGACTATGAAAAAACATTCTGTGCATCATACAAAAAAACATTTACAATATATGACTAACTCTATGAAAAGAGGAACATCATTTAGTAAAGCACATAAAAATGCACAAAAGAAAGTAGGAAAATAATGGCAAGAGTAAGTTGGATGTGGGGTGGCAAGAGATACTATGGAACTCTAATTCCTAGTAGAGAAACGAAAACACACAGGTTTGCTAGAACAGAAAATGGAAAGATTAAAAGACTTCCAAAGAAAAAATAATGGCAGAACGTAAGACTTGTGCTAATCCAGGTTGTGAAAAAAAATTTACAGCTAAACATAATAATAAAAAATACTGTACTGTTGAATGCAGTCGTAAAGCACAACACAAGAGATCTAAAGAAAAAAAGAAAAAAGATTTTACAACACAGATGACTGTTACTCGTGGAGAGTATTATCAGGATTATATAGAAAACTTTGCAGCAGAGGTAGAAGAAAAACTAATTGCTAAGAATGCTGTAGCTGATATATACGGAGTAAACAAATCAGTTGTAACTAAGATGCACGAAGCATACTTAGTAGATAAAGATAATTTAGAGTTACAAAAAGAATGGGCAACACCTGATGAAGCTGTTAAGTCATTAGGTAAGTTTGAAGATTTTAGAGATAGATACTTCCAAACAGAAACAGGCGATCCATACGAAACAGCAGACTTTCATCAGAAATGGATTAAATCAATATTAAAAGCTATTGATGAAGGTGGCGAACAAATGATTCTCTCTCCACCACGACACGGCAAAACAGACTTACTTACACACTTTGCTGTATGGCAGATATGTAAAAACCCTAATGTAAGAATTATGTGGGTTGGTGGTAATGAGGAGATAGCAAAAAACGCAGTAGGTTCTGTTGTAGATCATTTAGAGCATAACGAAAAACTTATAGAGGATTTCTGTGGTCCTAGCAAAACATTTAAACCTAAGAGTAGATCTGGTAAATCTTGGACATCAGGACAGTTTACTGTAGCTAACAGAACTGTAACTGGTATTAAGTCACCTACTATGGTTGCTGTAGGTAAAGGTGGTAAGATTCTTTCACGTGACTGTGACTTGATTATTGCAGATGACATTGAGGATCACAGCACAACAATACAACCTAGTGCTAGAGAACAAACAAGACAATGGTGGACAACAACTCTATCATCTCGTAAAGAGGAACACACAGCTATTGTTGTTATAGGGTCAAGACAGCACCCAGAAGATTTATATAATTTTCTTTTAGAAAACCCACAGATGGAAAAGATAGTAGAAGAAGCACATAGTACAGAGTGTGTACTGCCAGAAAATGATGTAGAACTACATAAAGATTGTATGTTATGGTCTAGTAAGCGTAGTTACAAATGGTTACTATCTCGTTTACAAGCTGCTGAAACTACAGGTGGTAAAGCAATATTTGAAATGGTGTATCTAAACAAAGCGTTTGTTGATGGTATTACAATGTTTGATGTAGAAGAAGTAGATATGTGCAGAGATGTAAATAGAACTATTGGGCAGATACCAGCAGGTACACAACTTATTGCAGGACTTGACCCAGCTTCTACAGGTTTCCAAGCGTGTTTCTTGTGGGCAGTAAATACTGAAACAGGAAAAATGTATATGGTAGATATAGAAAATGAAGAAGGTGGTGGCATAATACAAGCCAAAGACACTATAAAGAAATGGTATGAGAAGTATCATCTTGCACATTGGGTTATAGAGGAGAATGGATTTCAGAGAGCCATACGACAAGATAAAGATTTAAAAGAGTATTGTGCAAGAATGGGTATTTACTTAGAAGGACATCAGACACAAAAAAACAAGTTTGATCCTATCTTTGGTGTTGGAAGTATGAGAGAATTGTTTAAAGAGGAATTAATTAGTTTGCCTTATGGTAGTGCAGAAAGTGAAACTAAGAGTAATATATATCGTAGACAACTAATTTATTTTTCTACAGGTGCTAGTAAGCAATCTGGTAGAAATAACAAGAGTGATGTTGTTATGGCTAGTTGGTTTCCTATGAGAGTTATTAGGAGATTACAAAAAGAAAGACTAGCTGAAGTAGGATTAGATTATGAACCAAGTTTTGGAGAGTGGGATTTAAGCGATATGAACGAAAGCCCTTGGGGTTAAAGTGACACCAGAAGAAATACAATATCAAATAACACAGTTGCACTATGACAATCAAAGTGCATACTCTACTAGAGGTCGTATTCGTGCAATTATGAATGGTGGTCCTGATGGCATTATGGCTTTACTTGGTGATCAACTTACAGGTTTTCAAGATTTTCAAATACCTGTACCTAACTTAATGATGTCAGGTTTAGAACACTTGTCACAAAAGATAGGTCGTATTCCTAACTTAAAAGTAGATGTACCTAACAATAAAGATTCTGACAGAGCTAGAGCTAAAGCAGATAAGATAGCTCGTATCGTAACTTCGTATGATGACACACAAAAACTAGATTTACAAATGCCACAAGTAGGTAGATGGCTACCTGGTTATGGTTTTGCTGTATGGGTTATTAGAGAGAAAAAAGGACCTGATGGTACGCCATATCCTTGTGCAGAATTAAGAGACCCTTACAACTGTTTCCCTGGTTATTTTGGTGCAGACCAACAACCAAAAGAAATGGCTATTGTTCGTAGAGTTCCTAAAGAAGCTCTAGCAAGAACTTATCCAAAATTTGCAGAAAAGATTATGGATAAAGATGGATATGCAACTAATACATTAGGTATAGGTAATGCGTATGCTTCTGCTTATACAGATTCTTACAATGGTAGTTGGGCTAACTCAAATGGCGAAGGTGACTTATTAGCAGAGTATTATAACGAAGAAGGTACATACATATTCCATATGACCTCTGCAACTATTCTTGACTTTATACCAAACCCACTAGATAGTGGACCTTCATTTGTTGTTGCGAAGAAATTTGCTTTTGACAGATTACAAGGACAGTATGACCAGATCATAGGACTTATGGCTTCTATGGCAAAGATTAATGTGATGTCAATAATAGCTATGGAAGATGCAGTCTTTACAGAAACAAACATATCTGGTGAGATAGAATCAGGACAGTATCGTAAAGGTAGATTTGCTGTAAACTATTTAGCTCCAGGTACACAAGTTAGCAAACCTGCATCAAATGTTCCTTATCAAATATTTCAACAAATAGACAGAATAGAACGACAACTACGTGTTGGTGGTTCTTATCCTGTATCTGATGATTCACAAAGTCCACTTAGCTTTGCAACAGGTAGAGGATTAGAAGAACTAGGTGCAAGTATGTCACTTATGATTAGAGAGTATCACACAGTTATGGCTGATGCTATAGAGATGATTGATGCTAAAAGATTAGAGTGGGATCAGAAAATGTATGGTGGAGAATCTAAAGACTTATCTGGTTATTACAACAATCAGTTTTTTAGTGAAAAGTATGAACCATCAAAAGATATACAAGGTGCATACAAGACACGCAGAGTTTATGGTGCTATGGCTGGATATGATGAGCCACAGAAGATTGTAACAGGGCTGCAATTACTCCAAGCAGGTATCATAGACACACAAACACTACAAGAGAACCTTGATGGGTTAGATAACCTCACAACTGTAAACAGTAGAATTACAAAAGAAAAAGCAGATAAAATACTTTTTGATACATTATTGGCTCAGGCACAACAAGGAGATCCTAAAGCAACAATGGCTGTTGTGCAGATAAGAAAGAATCCAGATGATATGCAAAATATTTTGGATAAGTTTTTTACTGCAGAAGAACCAGAAATACCAAATGCAGAACAAGAATTGCTTGGAGGAGGTTCCCTACCACCACAGGGTCCTCCACCAGGCATAGCACAGTTACTACAAGGTATGGGTGGATAATGAATATAAATAGTGACTTTGCAGAAATTGTACACAATTCTTTATATGATGTTGATGAACTAGGTGATGATATATTACTAGAAGAAGATGTATTACAACCTAGAATGTTTCACGATCAAATGCCACCATTAGCTTTTCCTTTTGGATATATGATTATAAGTTCTACATTTATGTTTTACGAAGATGAGGATGAAGATGGCAACGAGAAGTTCTAGTAACAAAGGTACTGATAAAAGAGCATTAAATGTTCCACCTGCTGCTAGAAATTATCAAGATAATACACAAGCTGTACGTAGAATGCCTGGTGTTGCTTATGGTGAACAAAAAGCATTAACAGAACAACAACAAGCTGCACCTTTGTCAAAAGATACAACTCCACAAGCACAACCTAGTGCTGCAAGACCTATGCCACAAATGGATGTATTTGCACAAACACAAAGACCAAGTGAACCTGTTACATCAGGATTACCTTTTGGTCCTGGTGTTACACCAATGACTACACCAGAACAAGGCATTCAAGATGTTAAAAACTTTATTTATGAAAGTTGGTTAGCAACTGGAGATGATAGTTTACTAGAGTTTTTGTAATGGTTTATAACGATTTCTCACAAGACAAAGCTGAAAAATTAAGCAAAATAAATCAAACAAGTTTTAGTGTACCAGAAACAGTTATGGTACAAATGGCTAAAAATAATACTGATGATTCTTTTATAGAAAAAATGACTACTTTTTTTACTAGAAATAAAGTAGGTCCTTTTGAAAGATTAAAAAACTCTATTGCAACACAAACAGGTATAAATCCAGACACAGTATCTTCTTTAAGAGAACTAGGATTAAAAACTACTTTTATGGGAGCACGATCTTTGTGGGAAGATACATTTCCTAGAGTAGGTAGAGCTATATCTTTAAAACAACAAGGTGTATCTGATCCTTGGAAAAAAGCAGATGTTAGTCCTTTTGGCGTATGGAAAGCAGAAAGAGAAAAAGGAAATGTAATTGATTTTGGTTCAGCAATTTTTGGTGACACAAATCCTGAAGATACACAAGAGTATAAAGATTTAATTGACAAAGGTTTTAGTACAGAACAAGCTAGAGCAAAAGTATTGAAAAACAAAGGTAAAAATATATGGACTTTAATAGAAGAAGAATCAAAAAAAGTAGATTTACCAGAAAGTACATCAAGAGCTTTAGCAGCTAGAGGCAAAGGAACACAAGCTACTTTTGGTAGAGTTATGTGGCAACCATTACATTTTATTGTAGGTCCAGAGGATGAAGCATATGATTTTTGGACAGGAACTGTTGATTTAGCTGCAAATATTCTTGACCCTACTTTTATAGTAGGTAAAGCTGTTAAAACTGTAAAAGCAGGTACAAAAATGTTAGCATTGTCAGATGATGCTGCAGCTAGTGTGGGTTTATTAAATGGTTTTGTAAGAAAGTCATTTAGTAAAAGAACAGTAGAGCAAGTAATAGATTCTAAAGATGGCGACAAAATTGCAGAGTTTTTATTAAATAATAAAAACAATCCTGCCACAATACTAGAAAAATCTAATTTTAAATTTGTAAATAAATATATTATGCGTGACCAACAATTAGCAGATACAACAACAAAATTTATGTTAGATTTGCAAACTATAGAAGAAACAGGAGATGCAGGATTAAAAGCTGTTAAAGAACTTTTAAAAACTAATACAAAGGTTGTTGTGTCTGCTACAGAAGGTATGGTTCCTAAATTACAAAAAAATGGAAAACTTACACAGTATTTAGATACTTACTTTGGTCCACAATACAATACAAAATTAAGAGCTAGTAATCCTGATCAGTTGCTTGTCAATTACAGTAAGTTTTTAAAACAAATAGACCCAACAGGTAAAATAGTAGATAGAAATAAAAGATTGTCTGATTTAATTGGTGAGCTAGATGCGTTAGGAACAAAAGACCCATTTTTAAAAGGAAACATAATTATTAATTCAGTTGTAAAAGATATGGGTTCATTAAGACAAGTTATAACAAAAAACTTTGAAGATACAGGTAAGTTAAATGACAGGTCAGAAAAATTAATTAAAAAGGTATTTACTAACTTAGGCAAATATATAGAAGAAGTACCAGACCAAGTAGGTAAAAACAAAAGAGTATATACACAATTAGGTAACTTACCTAATGAACTTAAAAGTCAATGGTCAAGAGAACTTAGTGATAGAGGTTGGTCATCATCAGAAATAACAAAAGGTTTTGACACATTTGCTAATCAACCAATTATAGAATCTGTACTTACAAGAGATTTAACTTTGCCACAACCATCAGAGGTTATAAAACTTGTTAATAGTTTAGATAAAAGTATGAAAGGTAATTTTTTAAGAATGGCTGATATTGTTGGCGAAGTAGGCATAGACAATGCTTTAAATTTCTATGTTGGTAAAGTTTTTAAACCTATTGCATTGTTAAGACCTGCTTGGACAGTTCGTGTTATAGCAGAAGAACAATTAAGAGTTATAGCTGATGGTGTGTTAGGAATTAGAGATAATTATTTAAGTCCTATGAATATATTAGGAAGAATGGGATTAATAGATGTAAGACCTTCTGCTGCTAGGTCTGGTTGGTTAAATAATGGTGTATTTGAAGCAGGTATAGGAGAAGCAGAATCAAGAGCATTTAATAACCTTACAGGTAGATTAAATAGACAAGGTATAGAGTTTGAAACAGTACAAAGAGTAGGTGGAGCAGGAACTGCAACACAAGCAAATACTTCTAAATGGAATCAAGGACAATTTAGAGTTATAAATAATTATTTAGATAGTAGGTTGACAAAAAAAATTGCAGAAATAAAAATGTTAGGTCCTGACAATGCTGTATCACAACTAAAAAAATCTAAAGCTACTGAACAACTTATAGATGATTTGTTAGAAGAAGGTAATGAATTAAGAGAAGCTATGTTAGCTATATCTACTAGCACAAACAAAGAAAACATATGGCAAGTATTAACTGACACTACTGACAGAAATTTAATTAAACAATTTTTAAATACATTAGATGATGCAATAACAGCAGACTTATCTAAGAGTGGCGATCTTACAGCAGAGATGTGGGAGTTACTTGCTACTGGTAAATTTAAAAATGCTGATGGCACAGTTATAGACATAAAACAAATAACAAGAGGTTCTGCAACAAAAGCAGAAATAGAATTATTTAATGCTAATCAATTAGATTCAAAAAGAACTAGACAAATAGCAAAAACAAATGCAGATAATCAGAAAAAAGCTATTGATGAATACGTAGCTAAATTTGGTGATGGTTTAACTGAAGATGTAGGATTTAGAACAGTACCTATGGAACTTAAAAGTCCAGGCATAGGACAAAAAATAACCGAGCTAGGTATGGAGTGGTTAATGACTAGACCTACTAACAATATGTCACGAATACCAGTATTTAAATCTACTTATTGGAACAAATCAGCAGAACTTATATCTATTAGTTCAGAAGCAGTAAAACAAAAAATATTAAAGGGTGCTAAAAAAGCTGGTATTAATGATAAACAAATAAAGAAATGGGATAAGTTATATAAATCTGCTGGTGATGAAGGAATAAATGATGCAGAACTTATAGAAATATTTGCTAAAGGTGCTGCTGTACAAAAAACAAAAGATTTATTGTACGACATAACTGAAAGCAGAAGATTCTGGGATGTTGCAAGGTGGATATTTCCTTTCGGTAATGCGTATCAAGAAGTATTGACAACTTGGTTAGGATTGCTTGGTACAAACCCTGGTATTGTATCAAGAGGTTCAACTATATGGAATGGTGCAACACAACCAACAGATACATTAGAAGATACAGGCAAAGGTTTCTTTTATGAAAATCCTACTAACGGATCAGTAGTATTTAATTATCCTGGTACAGGAATAGTACAAGATTGGATGTTTGGCGATTCAGAAAATCCTTTAGATGTTAATGTAAATTTACCTGTGTATGCACAAAGTTTAAATATAGCTGCGACAATACTTCCTGGTTTTGGTCCTGTCATAAGGCTACCTGCTGCATTTTACTTTAGAAATTACCCAGAAGATAGTTTTGCAAACGAAATTATTTTTGGTGACTTTCCTGCACCAAACATAAAAGAACCTGGAGATATAGCTAGAGCTGCTGGTGTTGTTCCTGCGTGGATGGATAAATTTTATAAAGTAGCTTTTAACAAAGAAGAAAACTCGCAAGGTATATTTGGTAATACTGTTATGGACACATACGAAGCATTATTATATGCAGGTCTTATTGATGACAGTAATGAAGATGGTTTTAAAAAAGGTATGAATTTAGCTGTAGATAAAGCAAAAGGATTATTTTATATTAGAGCAGTATCGCAGATGTTAGGTCCTTCAGGTGTTGCTACTCCAATATACGAAATAACACCAGGAAATTCTCGTATGTTTTTCTTGGAAACTCTAGCAGATGAATACAGAAGTATTAAAGCATCTAACAATTATGATGACACACAAGCATTAAAAGTATTTACTGATAGATATGGATTTAATCCACTTGCTTTAACTGTATCTAAAACTATATCTATAGAAAAATTCCCAACTACAGAAGATAGTTATAAATGGTATCAGCAGAACAGAGAAGTCTATGAAGATTATCCTTATGTTGCTTGGTATTTAGACCCACCACCAGAATACGCAGAGTTTTCATTTACTGCATATAGAGAAGGATTGTTTGAGGGCAAAAGACAATATCGTACACCTGAACAATGGGCAATAGCTAAAAATAAATTACTTGGTGCTGTAGCATTAGATAAGTTTGAAAGAGATTTAGGTATTGTAGGAAACAGCACAGAAGCTGCTAGATATGTTAGAAACAGATACAAAAAAGAACTTATGGATAAGTATTGGGGTTATGGGCAACCTAACATTGTCGGATCACCTAACAAACCAACTATAGATATGCAAATAACACAATTAGAAAAAATGGTAAATGACCCTAAATTACAAAACAATAAACAAGTTATTACAATAAATAAATATTTAAAGCAAAGACAAACTGTAATTGATTTATTAGTAGATCAGGGTGAATCAGAAACAGCTTGGAAACAATCTAATAAATATATTGCAGTAAGGCAAATATTAAGAAAATATGCTGATAATCTTGTAGATGAAAATCCAGATTTTGGTCCTATTTTTGACCAATTATTGGCAAAAGAGTTACAACCAGAATATGAAGATGATTTGTTGCTACAATTAAATCAAGGTAATAATAGATAATTATGGATGAACTGTTAAAAAAATTTAAAAATGAAATACTTACTCTTATAGATAGAGGAGTTGTTGGTAGTACAAGATTTGTACCTACTCCTGAACAAATTAACTCAATTATGTTAGCTGAAACTTATATGGATGCTAAAGAAGCTGCATTATCTTATGGCTGGAATGACTATGTAAGTATGTTTGAAGCAAGAAATGAAACTGATGTATCACCTGAAGAAGAAATGATTATGCAATTAAGTAAAGAATTGCAAGAGTTACAAGCATCAGATAATCCATTTATAGGTGTTGAAGGCGATACAAAGATAATGTATCAAGGTGTAGAAACAACAATAGCTGATTATGGTGACAATTTCTATAAAAATAATGACAATGATTTTGAATTTGTTAATTCTACACCAGAACAAATAATGGAATTACAAGCTGACTTAGTTAATGCAGGATTGTTAGGTCCTAAAGTAGGAAAACCTTTTAGACCTGGTGTGTGGAATCCAAAATTAGAAGGCGATATAATGTTTAGTTTAATGTCACAAGCTAATGCTATAGGTATAGGTAAAAAAGAAAATGGTTGGCAAAATGTATTAGAAAGTTATATACAGAATCCTGTTGCTATGGGATTACAAGTTGATCCATACTTACCACCAGATTATGACAGTATTGCAACAAGTGTAAATAATTTATTTAAACAACAATTAGGCAGAGACCCAATGCCATACGAGTTAAAGTTGTTAGCTAATACTTATATGTCAGAAACAGAAAAAGCATATAACCAAAAAGTTATGTTATTAGAAGAAGCAAATAATATGGTTGCTACTCCTGATAACTTAATGGAGTATGGTAATCACATACAGAAAAAAATAATAGAAGAACAAGGTTTAACAGAAATAGATCCTGGTGCTGGTATGTTTGCAAAGTTTCAACAAATAACTGCTGAAGAACAAGAAAGGTTAAAAGATTATGGTGATATTCAAAAAACTAATAGTCTCATTCTTAATAGCATCACAGGTGCTCCAAGGTAATATTATGGAAGTAGATAGAGATATTATGAATACAAATCCAGCTTTAATAGATATATATTTAAGTGCATTGAAAATGAAAGAAAGCACAAACAATTATCTAGCTAAACACTCACCTAGTGTTATAGAAGATTTTGTTACAGGAAAACCTATACGAGTACAAGCATTAGGTGCTTATGGAATACTTGATATAAATTGGGATGTGTGGTCTAAACAAGCAGGACTTGCTGGTGCTGACTGGAAAGATAAAGCTGCACAAGATGCAGTAGCTAAATACAAAGTACAAGAGTATTTTAATAAATTTGGTTCTTGGGATTTAGTATCTGTTGCTTGGTTTGCAGGACCTGGAGATGCAAGAGATTTAAAAAATACAGGAACATTAGATATGAGCCAACAAGATTCTAATGGAACAGATATTGCTGATTATATTGCTGGTATGAATAAATTAATTGGTGAAGAACTAATGAATATAGAAGTTCCTATGGAAACTTTTGAAACACCAAGAATATACTCTGGTCCTGTAGAAGTACAAGGTGCTAATCAAGATCAAGATACAGTATTTGCAGCACAAATTTTAAATTCATTAACTAAAGCAAATGCAGGTGGAGTAAGACCTAGTTTAGATGGTGATTATAAATCACAAGTACCAGCAGCAGCAGGTGAAATGGATGTTACTAAACTTAAAACACAAATAAGAAGAAACGAGAAGAAGTAATGGCACAAGTTGTTGTATATGGACCTAATGGAGCTAGGACTACTGCTAATACAGAGAAAAGACCTGGTGAAAAAAAATCAGAGTATGAAAGACTGTTAGCTGGTGAAATAAAAGGTAGAGAAGGTTACGCAGGTGCAACACAAGCAGAACCATTAACAGAAGATTATCCTGGTGATTATGGTGGTGAAGATGCTTCTACTCCAGTAAATCAAAGAGAAAGTGTAGTAGGAGTAGGTAATACAGATTACGATAAGAAAGATTATTCTTTTGCTGGTCCTGGTCCAACACTAAATATTCCTGATCCATCTGGTACAGATGAACCAACAGCAAGTCCAGGACAAGCATCTGAACAGTTTTCACAACTTGTTGATTCTGGACAAAGAGATTTTTTAAACATACCTGAAAATGCTTTTTTATGGGATGTTGATGGAACACTATATTTAGCTTATGAAGTTCCTGGTTCTGGTGGAGAAGTATATGATGGAGAACCAATGTATATGGCATATACAGTTGTAGAAAACGATTTAATAAAAGCTGGTTTAGTATCTCCAGAAGCACCAACACCAGAAATAAATAGAACAATGCCTAAAGAATTATTTGATTCTACAACTATTGTATTTGGTAATACAAATCAACTTACATCAGAAATAGATAATCCTTTTGCTAGTTTTAGAGAAACAATAAGTGAACAAGCACAAGTTGCACCTTGGATAAAAGATGAAGAAATGTTGTCTTTAATTGCAGAAGCTGCTTTAGAAGGTAGAACTGTTACTGATGCTGAATGGCAATCTACTACTTGGTATCAAACTAATAATGAAACACAAAGAGAATGGCTAAGAACTTTTTACGGAGATCCTACAACTGCTACTGCATTAAAAACAGATGCAGAATTAGCAGTATCTAATTCTTTACGTGCTGCTGGTATAAACAATGTACCAGAATCAGTTAGTAATTGGATGGCTAATCAGTTTGTTACTGGTGCTTGGACAGATGCTTACACAAGTGAACAAATTAAATTGTTTGCAGACCCATTTGCACCAGGTGAAAGAGATAATTCTTTTCAAACATATTTAGATACTGTTACTTTGACTGGTTTAGACAGAACAACAGAAAGAGAAATGGAAGTTGAAGAACTATACAAAAAATGGTTAGGTCCACAATTAGGTCAATTAACTCAAGATGAGATAGCAGAAACAGCAGGTAAATTGAGAAGTGATCCTGACTATCGTGATAAATTAATTAGTTCTCTTAAACAATCAAGACTTGCTGCTTTTAGTAATTACACAAATCCAGAACTTACATATGAAGATATTGCAAGACCTTGGAGAAACTTAACAACTTCTGTTTGGGGTCAGACAGCAGATGAAACACAAGGTTGGTGGCAGGAAATGGTCAAGACTAATGACTTTGCTAAAGCACAAAATACACTTAGAGAAAAAGGTTTAGAACAAGATATTACACAAGTTACAACAGATGCAACACAAGCATTACAACAAGCACTAGGACAAGGCACAGTAAGCCAGTCAGGAGTTAATGTATAATGGCAACTTACGCTGAATTAGCACAGAGTTTATATCCCAATATGCCACCTGATGTATTAGCATTGTTTGCTAGTGAGTGGTCAAGAACAGGCGATCCACAAGTAGCTATTGCAGAAGTAAGAAGAAGTGATGTTTATGAGATAGCATTTCCAGGTAACAAAAGACCAGATGGAACAGTTAAGTTTGATGAAGTAACTTATACAGGACTTAAAGAAAGTTATATAGGTACATTAGCAGAGTATGGTATTCCAAGAAACACATCAGTTGATTTACTAACAGATAGATTTACAGGATTAATAGAAGGTGAAGTATCTGCTAGAGAATTTGCACAGAGAGTAGATGCTGTGTATCAAGGCATACAAGAAAACATACCAGAAGTTACAGAGTTTTATAGAGAAAACTTTGGCTTAGAACTTACACCAGAAGCTATCTTTGTTGGTGCATTAGACCCAACAGTAGGCGAGGAAATAGTTGCAGGTAGAATAACTACTGCACAGATTGGTGGAGAAGCTGCAAGAGCAGGATTTGAAATCACAGGTGATTTTGCACAGAGATTACAAAGAGCTGGTATATCACAAGCACAAGCTAGACAGTTATTTACTTCTGCAGAAACAGAGCTACCAAGATTACAAGAACTACAAACAAGAGGTGGAGTAGAAACACCAGATCAGATATCATTAGAGGAATTTACAGAAGCAGCAGTATTCCAAAGTCCTGAAGAACTAGAGGAGATACGACAACTTGAAGCAGAAGAAGCTAGTAGATTTGCACCTGTAGGTGGAGCTGCTAGGCGTGGTGCTAGAGTTACAGGATTAACCGAACAATAAACCTTGACATACTACATATAGTGGTATAATTAAATTGTCGCATAGTGGTAGTCTGCGAATATAAATTGACTCTGCACCTCCAGTTTATATCTGGCGTGTAAACTGTGTATTTCAATTCGCCTAGTATCTGAATAGCCGAAAGTGGCTGACAATTTTTGTTATTCTGTATTATTATTTGTCGCCTATCACATCATTATCCCAAGGATGGTGTAGCTAGTAGAAAACTTGGAGTAGGAGAAATAATGGAAAACGAAGTAGAAAATACAGTAGAGGATATGCAAGAAGATAACAATGCGATTAAGCAAATGCGTGAACGTATTAAAGAGCTTGAATCAGTAGAGAAAGAATTTAAGTCTGTAAAGATGGCTAACGCTATCCAAGATGCAGGTTTTGATCCTCAATCTGGTGAAGGTAAAGCACTTAAAGACTTGTATAAAGGTGAGTTAGAAGCAAATGCTATAAAAGAGTTTGCATCTAATTATGGTTGGGGTAATGCTCCAGCTGAACCAACTCAAGAAGAACTACAAAGACAAAGAGTTGTTTCTGGTCAAGATAGTTTAGATACTGTTATAGAAGCATCAGTTCCTGTAGAACCTGTAGGTCTTGATGACCAAATTGCACAAGCACAACAAGATGGTGATTGGCAAACAAGTTCTAATCTCAAAGCAGATAAATTAAGATCACTAACTCAAAAAAAGTAAAGGAGATTTAAAATGGGTGCAGTATCAGGATTGGGAGATTCATACGATCTTCCTAATTACGTGGGTGAGTTATTTAACATAACACCTAACGATACACCTTTCCTTTCTGCTATTGGTGGAATGACTGGAGGTAAATCAGTTACCTCTAAACAGTTCACCTGGCAAACAGTTGACAATGCAACAGCAGCTCAAACAGTAGTAGCTGAAGGTGCAGATGCAACTTTCGCAGAGAGAAGCAGATCTGAAGTAACTAACGTTACTCAAATTATGCAATATGGTGTACACGTTTCCTACACAAAACAAGCAGCTGTAGGCAACCTTAACGGAGAATCTATTATAGGAAATCAGCCAGTTCAAGATGAATTGTCTTTCCAACTAGATATGGCTATGAAAAGAGCAGCCAGAGACATTGAGTTCTCTTTCCTAAGAGGTTCATATGTTGCTGACACAAACGTAGGAACAGCAAGAAAAACAAGAGGAATGTTATCAGCTATCGCTACTAACGAAGTAGCAGGTGGTAACGCAGCTCTTGATCAAGCAAAAGTAAATGCTTTGATGAAAGCTATGGCAGATTCAGGAGCTCCATTCGAGCAACCTGTAATTATGGCTAACGCTTTCCAAAAGCAAAAACTATCTTCAATCTATTCAAGTGCTTTAGCACTTGCACCAAGAGATAGAAACTATGGTGGTGTTAATATCAACACTATAGAAACTGACTTTGGTGAAGTAGGTATTGTCTATAGCAGACACTTACCAGCTGAAGATTTAATTTGCGTTGACCTTGCTTATTGTAAGCCTGTATTCTTGGACATTCCTGGAAAAGGACACTTTTTCGCAGAACCACTTGCACAAACTGGTTCAGCTTATAAGTTCCAAATCTATGGAGAGGTCGGATTAGAATATGGTCCAGAGCAATTCCACGGCAAAATTACATCACTATCCACTTCCTAATACGAAGTAAGATAGTATATTTATTAGAGGGAGATAAATACTTCTCCCTCTAGTAACATAGGAATATATGGCAGCAGTAAGCACACTTATAGATAGAATTTATAGAGATTTTTTAAACAAACCAGATGATCTTTCTGCGTTTTCTCGTTTAGATGGAGCGATAGATAATACAACAACAACAATAATTTATGAAGATGGTTTATTAAGTTCAGAAGAAGAAAACCTTTTAGCTGGTGGTGCATTAATAGAAATTAATCAAGAGCTAATGTTAGTTACAAATATTGTTTCATCAACTAGAACATTAACTGTTGCAAGAGCATATGCAGGTACAACTGCAGCATCTCACGGAGATAAAACAAATATATTTATTAATCCAACCTTTCCTCGTAAGTCTGTATATGATGCAGTATCAGATAACATATCAAGGTTATATCCAACTTTATACAATGTAACTACAACAAATGTTACATCTAACAGTACATACCAAGAAGTTCCTGCATCAACAGTAGAGGTACTTACTTCTTATGTACAAAATGCTACAGGAAATCAGTACACATCTGCTGGTATAGAATTACTTAGAGATTTTCCACCATCAAGTACCAATACAGCAGTACAGTTTTTTAATACTTCTAATGGTAAAACAGTACATTTAGTTGTTAAAAGAAAATTTGTTAGACCAACAGATGAATCATCAGACATAGAATCTGTATGTTTAGTTGCTGCTGAGTATGAACAGATAGTTATGGTTGGTGCTGTAGCAGACATAATGGGTGCTACAGATGTAGATGCCTCAACACAAGAATTTATTACAGAAAAACTAGCTGCTGAAAGTTACCCAGTAGGATCAGGAGAAAGACTTAGAAATGCACTACTTAGGCTTAGGTCATTGTTGATAGATGAAGCAAGAGGGAATTTGCGTTCTTTATATCCTGCACCTGTGTCAATTATGAACATAAACTATAGTGCATAATGGCAGTATTACCTTCATCAGCCAATACATCTAACCCACAATCTTTAGGATATGAAGCTAACTTAGATGATTTATTTCTAAGATTTGCTGTTGGTCCAGGCAGACAAATGAATATAAATACTGCTCCACTACAGGCACAAGCAATAGCTACATCAGAAACACCAGAGGATTTCCAACAGGAGTTTGGTCAAACTTATTCAAGAATAGATTTTTCAGGTGGATCAGGATTAGATAAAGCACATCAAAGAAATGCACCTGAAGGAGCTTTTAGTAGATTTTGGGATAGTAGTGGTGTTGATGTATTTAGTAACAAAGAACCTGGTAAAGAATACAAGTTATCGTTATTACATTCTACAGAAGAACCTACTAATGGTGATACTTTAGGCACTAATGGATATATGCAAGAGTTGGGTGGAGAGATATTTTATGCAGATGGTGCAGCATTAAAAAAGATAGCAACACCATTAACAGGTGACATATCTACAGATGGTACACCTAGTGCAGGTAACAACATTACAGGTATGGCTGTGCTTGGTAGCAAGTTGTATTTTGTAGCTAATGGTGATATTTATGTAAGAAATAGTGCAGGTAGTTACGCAACTTACAATACACACAAGACATTTGATAAGTTATGGTCTATGAAAGGTAGATTAGTTGCTAGTGCTACTAATGGTGAGTTACACGAAGTAGCTGCTACATCAAGTCCTCCAACAATGAAAGCATTACCTAGTGGTAGTTCTTGGACAGATGTAACTGATGGTGGTGCAGTAGTGTTAGCTTGTGCAGATGATGGTTATATATATTCTTTTGCAGATGAATCATCAACATTAACACTTAAAGGTCAAACATTTATAGAAGGTGAAGTACCTAATGCAATAGATTCAGCACAAGGTTTTATATTTTATGGTACATATCAAAACACAGCTAGTGGAAAGATTGGCAGACTATATAGAGCAGAGCTAACTAATGCAAATAGTTTATATGTAATTGTAAATGCACAGTTAATTAAACAATGGGGTGATGGATCAACAACACTTAATCAAGCACCTTATAAAATTGTATCAACTAGAGATAGCATATTTACAGGTGTTATAGATACAGCAAGTAAAACAAATCTGTGGCGATATTACTTACCAACAGGTGGTATAGCCAGAGATTTAGAGTTTGCAGAAAGTGGCATAGTAGAAGGCATATCAGTATTCTCTGATACAATATTTGCTACTGTAAGTGGTAAAGGTGTATATAGAGAAACATCTAATTATGTAACATCTGGTTACTTAATATCTGCATTAGCTGACTTCTTTACATCAGAGAAAAAACAATGGGTTGGTGCAAAAGTAACAACTAACTCTGTTACAGCAGGTCAGATTAAACTATCAACTTCTATTGTTCCATCAGATATTAATAATCCAACAGCAACAACTTGGACAGAGCAAGTAAACATTGGTGGTGGTACAGGTGGTGAAGAACAGATTATGGAAAATGTAACTGGTAGATGGTTGTCTGCAAAGATAGATATAACAACAGATGATACATCTCTATCACCAGAAGCATTAGCTTTTGCTATTAGAGGCTTCCAGTTAGTAGAGGATTTAGTTGTAGATATACCAGTAAACATATCAGATCAGATAGAAAGACCTAATAGAAAAAGGCTTAGAGTCAATGGTCAAGGAGATTTAATATATCAGGCACTTAGAAACAAAGAAGGTAAGAACGTTCAATTAGAGCTTTATAGACCACAAACCTTTTTGCGTGGTATCATAGAAAATGTATCAGCTCCTGTAGAAGAAATATCTGCAAGAGGAAGTGTTACAGTATTTTGTTTGGTAAGATTTAGAGGAAGCAAGATATTTACTGTATCTTCTGCAAGTACAACACTAGGTACAGGACTATTAGGAGTAGAGAGATTAGGATAGAATGACAGCACAAGAAACTAAGTTATTAAATGCGTTTGAGACAACATTATCAACCACATTAGGAGCTTCAGGTACAAGTGTTACATTAACAGCAGTAACAGATTCTGCTAGTAATAATATTGTTGCTCCTTGTTATTTAGTCATAGAGCCAGATTCAGCAACAAACAGAGAATATGTTTTAGTATCTGCTGTAAATATAGGAACAAAAACTTTAACACTTGGAGATGGTGGTTCATCTTATAGATACTTAACTGGATCAGCAGCAACATCAGGTTTATCACACGCATCAGGTGCAACTATTCGTTACGTTCCTATGGCACAACATTTTGAAGATTTAAACGACAGAATAGATACAGTTATTAACGAAGCTGGTACAGCAGTTAATACAACATTATTTTTAGATGAAGATGATATGTCATCTAACTCTGCTACTAAAGGTGTTACACAGCAATCAGTTAAGGCTTATGTAGATACACAACTTACAGCAGAGGACTTAGATATATCTGCTGATAGTGGTAGCAACATAGCTATTGATCTGGATTCAGAAACATTAGATTTAGAAGGTGGCACAGGTATAGATACTGCCACAGGAACAAACAAAGTAACATTTGCAATAGATAGCACAGTAGCAACTCTTGCAGGTTCACAAGCATTAACTAACAAAACTATAGATGTAGATAGCAACACAGTATCTAACATAGAAGTAGATAACTTAAAGTCTGGTGTATTAGATACAGACTTATCATCTACTGCTGGTACAGATACTACATTACCATCTGCAAAAGCAGTTAAAACTTATGTTGATGCACAAGTGACAGCAGAAGATTTAGATATAACTGATGGTTCAACAACAAGTGCTGTTGATTTAGATAGTCAGACAATGACAATACAAGGTACTTCTAATGAAGTAGAAGTAGGATTATCAGGTCAAACATTTACTATAGGATTACCTGCAACAATTACAGCTAATGTTACTGGTAATGTATCTGGAACATCAGGTTCTACAACAGGTAATGCAGCAACTGCAACAGCTTTAGCAACAGCAAGAAATATTGGTGGAGTATCTTTTGATGGAACAGGTAATATTGATTTGCCTGGTGTCAATACAGCAGGAAGTCAGAACACATCTGGAACAGCAGCAGGATTATCTGCAACATTAGCAGTAGCTAGTGGTGGTACAGGTGCAACATCAATGACAGATAAAGCAGTTGTCATTACACAAGATACTGGAACAGATACTTTATCTTCAGTAGCTATGGATGCAAATGGTGAATTACTTATTGGTGGTACATCTGGTCCAGCAGTTGCAACACTTACAGCAGGTACAGGTGTAACAATAACAAATGCAGATGGTTCTATAACTATTGCTGCTTCTGATGTTGGTGATATTACAGGTGTAACTGCAGGTACAGGTTTAACTGGTGGAGGTACATCTGGTGCAGTTACTTTAAATGTAGCTGACTTAGCAGTAGCACAAGGTGGTACAGGAGCAACTTCTTTTGCTGACAAAGCAGTAATTATTACACAAGATACAGGAACTGACACACTAGCAGCTGCAGCTATGGATGCTAATGGTGAACTCCTAATTGGTGGAACTTCAGGACCTGCAGTAGGAACATTAACTGCTGGGTCAAACATTACAATAACAAATGCTGATGGTGGTATTACTATCGCAGCAGCAGGAGGAGATGTAACTGCTTCTTCAACAACAACTTTTACAAACAAGACAATAGATGCTGATGGAACTGGCAATAGCATATCCAATATAGATATTGGAAATATGACAAGTGCTGTAGTTGTAACAGAATCTGATGGCATAGCAAGTAATGATAATGACACAACATTACCAACATCTGCTGCTGTCAAAGATTTTGTTGATTCACAAGCTGCTGGTGTATCATTAGGATTGGTATTAGCGTTAAGCTAAGGAAGGAATAGAATATGGCAGATACTCTACATTCAGTACAAGGTGTATTAGGAACATCAGCAGGAGATATTGTTGATGCAGTTCCTTCTTCAACTACTGAAACTGTAATTGGTATCTTGGTATCTAATGTAAGTGGTTCTAGTGCTGATGTAACAGTTGATTTATCAGTTACAAAATCTGGTGGTACACTAAGACACATTTTAAATGATGTTTCATTACCATTTGGAACAACAATAGAAATCACAACAAAAATTACATTAGAAACAGGCGATAAGTTGCAAGGACTTTGTTCAGCAGCTTCAAGTGCAGAATATAACGTATCATTTCTTAGACAAACCTAAAGGAGTTTTTTATGGCTTACTTAGGTACGCAACCAAATGATGTAAAAAAGAATACAGGTTTATATACACCTAGTGAAATATTACAACTAACTAAAGAGGGTAGTTGGGGTGGTAGCTTAGAACTTATTGCTGAACAAACTACAAGTGGTGCAGTAAGTTATAATTTTCAATCAATAAAAGAAAATATATATGATGTACATTTTTTGCAAATAAGTGGCTTAACAGTTCCAGCAGGTAGTCAAAGTTGGGGTATTAGATTTTTTGAAAGTGAAGTTTTAGAAACTGCAAGTGTATATCTATATGCTTACCAAGAAAATGGTATAAATAATGCTTATGAGAATAATAGCACAAGTGAAAGTTACATAAAATTTAATAATACAGGGTCTGAACAATGGGTAGCAAATATGTATGTATATTTTTATAATTTAGGAAATTCTAGCAAATACAGTTTTTGTAGTTTTCAAGGTATGCCTGAAAGGAAAACATCAGGTGGAAGTTATAATGATGCAGGTACTTATATGAGGTTTGGTGGTGGAGTATTACCACAGGCAAGTGTAGTTGATGGAATACAAATTTATAATTCAGCTACTACTTCAACAGGTGGAACTGCAAAACTCTATGGAGTAAAACAGATATGAGTAACCTAAGATTAATTAATGAAACTACTGTAAGTACAAGCGTTAGTGAAGTAAATGTTACAGATGTATTTTCAGCAGATTTTGATATATATAAAATAACAATGAATAATTTTTCTACTGTGGGTACAACGGCAACTGCTTTAGATTTAAGATTTATTAAAGCAAGTGGAAGTGTGATTACTGCTAGTGAATATGATTATGCTTATTTGAATATGAAAGCAGAAACAACATTTCAAGAGGTTAGAGCTACAAATCAAACTTTTATAGACAACTTTTTAGTATCAGACCAAAGTCCAGAGGGTGCAAGTTCAGTATCTTATATATTTAATCCATTTTCAAGTTCATCATATAGTTTTGTAATAAATCAATCATCAAGAGCTGACGCAGGTAATTTTAGAAGTCAAAAATATATTTCAGTATTAACACAAACTGCAAGTATGACAGGGTTTCAATTGTTTGAAACTAATACAAGACCATTTAATGAGGGTGTTATACGAACTTATGGACTAAGGGTTGATACATAATGGGATTAGTACAAGTACGAACAAATACAGTAACAAGTGCAGTAGCTAGTGTGACCTTGACAGGCATAGATAGTGATGATGTTTATATGTGTGCTTGGAGTAATGTATTTTGTTCTGCTGATGATGATATAGGAATTAGAGTTACAACTTCGGGAACACCCGATAGTGATAGTGAATATGATTATGCAAGTAAAGATTTAAAAGCTAGTGGTACTTTTGGAAATACAACAGGCAGAGTTAATCTTGATGATTGGGATTTTTCAGCAGGTGTTGGTACAAGTGGTGCTAAAAGTGATAATGGTATAATGTATTTATTAAACTTTAATAATTCAAGTGAATTTTCTTTTATAACTATGGAAAATGTAACTAATAGAAATGACGCAAATGACGATTTATTTGGATTTCAAGGTGGAGGAGTTCATACAGTAGCAGAAACAAATGACGGAATAAGTTTTAGATGTCAATTGGGAAACAATTTTGTAAGTGGCACATATACACTTTACAGGATAATTTGATATGAGTAGTGAATTTGGATATATACCAGAGAGCCCTGAACAAAGTTTTGGAAATAATAAAGGAATTTTTACACCTAAAGATATTTATGATCTAACAAGAGCAGATAAATACACTAACTATGGACAATTAGAATTAATTGAAACTCAAACAGTTAGTGGTGTTAGTGCAGTTAACTTTACTTCAATACAAGAAAATAAATACAATGTTCATTTTTTAACTTTTAATAATATAACACCAACTGCAAGTGGTTTTCATTATCATAATGTAAGATTTTCAAATGATGGTGGTAGTTCCTATGAAAGTTCTAATTATCAATATGCTAATCAATATGGTGGACCAGGTTTTAGTGAATTAAGAAGTGCAAGTGCTTCTGAAGTAGGAGACTTATTTGCACTTAATGGAAACACCTCAACTATTTCTGGCAATGGATATATGTACTTTTACAACTTAGGAGATAGCTCAAAATATAGTTTTACAACTGACCAAAATGTAGTGCAAATAGATACTTCAAGTATGTATATATATTTTGGAAGTGGTGTATATGCACAAACTGAAACTATCAATGCTATCCAATGGTTTTCAGATAGTTCAGTAACATTTAATGGAGATTTTTCTCTTTATGGCATAAAGGAATATGCATAATGAGTACTAATTTACAGTTTATAAAATCTCAAACTATATCAAGTTCTGTTGCAAATATTTCTATAACTGATGTTTTTTCAGCAAATTATGATGTTTATAAAATGACAGTAAAAGCAGTTGGTTTAGCAGGTGGTACTGCAAGTAGAATTGATGGCAGATTAATTAATAGTAGTGGAAGTGTTATATCATCAAGTAATTATGACAGAGCAGAATTAACTTTAAAAGCACATACATCATTTCAAGAATTAAGAAGTGTTGGTGCAGATACTATGTTTGATTTTTTACCTGCAACAGATTTATCCCCACAAACATCTAGTTCAGTTGTATATTTCTTTAATCCATTTTCATCTAGCAGTTATACATTTATGACAGTACAAGGTGCTTCATTTTTAAATTCTGAATTTAGAGGTAGTAAATCAATATTTGTTTTAAAAACTACTGATAGTATTACAGGTGTTCAACTTATTACAGGTGGTGGGGATAATTTAGCAGAGGGCATAATATCAGTATTTGGAGTGAAATAAAAAATGGCAGGTAGCTTAATAAAAATAGCAGAAACAACAGTTAGTTCAGCAGTAGCAAGTGTAACTTTAACAGGTATTGATAGCACTTATGATGTGTATCAACTTGTAATAAGAAATTTACAAAGTGCAAATGATAATACTGCTTCTAGGTATAGAGTAACAAAAGGTGGAACTGTACAAACAGATAGTGAATATGATAATGCTTATAAATTACTAACTAATAGTGGAACTTTTGGTAATGGTTATGTAGCAAATATAGATAGGTGGTATTTAGACAATCAAGGCACAGGAACAGGGGAAGCATTTAATGCAAATATATATTTATTTAACTTTCCTAATGCAAGTGAGTACAGTTTTGCAACAAAAGAAACAGTAGGGTTGCAATCTACTCCTAACTTAACAGGTTTGCAAGGTGGAGATGTACATACTGTTGCAAGTGCAAGTGATGGTGTTAATATTTCAATGGATAGTGGAAATATTACAGCAGGAACTATCACTTTATATGGTTTAAAGAAGTAAGTATAAGAAATATATGGTAACATAGGAGAGATATGGCAACAAAAGATGAACTACAAGCGTTAGCAGACCAAGAGATTGAAGATGCTAAACCAATGTATGCACAAGTTAATAACGAACGCAGAGAGTTTACTGATGCTGAGTATGCACAAGCTAAAGTAGATTTAGGTAATAGCAAGTGGGATGCACAACAGTTTGGTTATATACAAGCTAGGCAGGAAGCCTATGGATCAGTACAAGATCAGCTTGATATGCAGTACTGGGATAATGTGAACAGCACTACAACTTGGAAAGACCACATAGCTAAAGTTAAATCAGATAATCCAAAACCAGCTTAATAAAAAAACCTATGATACAATCGTATTATGGATTATCTCGTTGGTTTTATTTTTGGATTTATTGTAAAAGAAATATACAAATTATTACAGTATTTAAGCACATCTGAAACACTTATAATAGACCACGATTGGGATGAAGAATGGGATTGGATTACCAGACCAGAGGACCTACCATAAATGACACACAACAATGGCTATACTCAAAAAGAATTACTCAATATGGTCATTGAAAGACTAGATAGATTAGAAGAAAAGCTAGATGCAAAGCTAGATAAGGCAGAGTTTTATAAAGTATTAACATTACTTGTAGCACTTGGTGGAGTAGTTGCAGCGATTGTAATGTAATGCTAAGACTTATCTTAGCTTTATTTTTATTAATACCTATGCCTGTATTGGCTGACCACGTACCAACACAAGAACCTTATGGTTATGAACAATCAATAAATGCAGAAACAGGTGACTTAACTATTAGGTTATTAGGTTCAGATGGTTTTGAAGATAGTCCACCAGAAAAATACACAATCTTTTTTGGTATGGCTACAGGTATAGATGAGAATAGTTTCTGTATATCTACAAGTTTTGGTCACGTACAAAACCAATGGAGTGATCAGGTCTTTAGTATTACTAATTTAAGGACATACTTTGAGTTACCAGTTGGTACATTTTATTACAGAGTTAGGTCAGACAATGACACAGATAATAGCTACAGCACAATATCTATAGAAAGAAGTATAGCTTTACCTGACCAAGTACCTTTTAATGAAACACAAACTGATTGGGTAACACCTACTTCTACTTGTGTAGATACATCTACCACTACAACTACCACATCATCTACAACTACATCAAGTACAACAACAACTGTACCTGATACTACAACAACTACATCTTCTACTACAACTACTACTACAACTATACCTGAGCCACCTCCACCACCTCCACCACCAACTACAATTCCATTTGTTGAGGTTGTAATGGATGATGGTAGTGTTAGTACATATAGTCAAGCAGATATTGATGATGGTACAGTAGAGAGAGATAACGAAAGGCAAACTAATGAAGAGCTTTATGGTTGTTACATTACTAATGTTGCTTTGGAACGTGGTGATTGCGATATACCTGAAGAAATTATAGAAGAAGTAATTATAATTATTGTTGATGAAGAATATGAAGATGAGATATACGAAGAAGAATACGATACCGAAGGAGAGTTTTATGATGATGATGATATGGTATTGGAGATGGATGATGATTATGAAGATGAAGAATTTATTGAACTTACTGAAGAAGAGATACTTGAACTTGAAAAACAAATGGAACTTGAAGTTGAGTTACTTGAACGTGAAGAAGAGTTTGAGATATATGAGTTTGAAACTAAAGAGGAAGCAGAGGAGTTTCTTGAAGCCATA